ATGGCGACCAGTTACGCACAGAAGACGGGCATGTCCGAAGAAGACGTGCTGGCCGAATTCCTCGATGGAGAGGATCACTACTTCACAGCAGCAGAAGCGCAGGCTCGAGGGCTTGTCGATTCTCTGGTGGAGGCGATGCCGGTGGCGGCATCACTGAGAGTGCCCGAGCAATCGCTCGCGCGTTTCGCAGGGCTGCCGGTAAAGGCTGACCCGTTTGTGATTAAAGCCGCGGGAGCGGTGGCAATGAAAGGAGAGTCGATCATGGATCGCAAAGCACAGATCCGCGCCCTGTTTGCGGCGCACATGGATAACGCCGACATCGCAGCCCTTTGCGATGCCTGCGTGGAAGATGAATCAGTCGACGTGGCCCGCGCCACGGGCGAGCTTCGGGCCGCGCTTGACGCGGTGAGCCAGGCCCGTGCTGCAGAGTCCAGCGCCGAGCAGGTAGCCGAGGCCGTACAGCGCGGCGTGAAGGCCGAGGCCGACCGCCGCAACGCTATCGTCGCGAAGTTCAAGCCCTTCGCCAGCCGCTCGGGGGTCAGCGACCTGCTCGACGAGTGCGTCTCAAATCCTGCCGTCACGCCCGAGGCCGCCGGCGAGAAGCTGCTCGCCAAGCTCGGCGCCGGCAGCGAGCCCGTCATGGGCAGCGTAGTGGTGCGTCCCAACCCTGAGCGCGCGAAGTTCCAGGACGGCGTTGTCGCCTGCCTGCTTGCGCGTTCCGGCAAGGGCACCGCCGAGGACCGCGAGCGCGCGAAGGCGTCCGGCCTGCACAATATGTCGCTGATGGAGCACGCCAAGGCGTCCCTGCAGCGTGCCGGCATTGATTTTTCGTCCATGCCCGTGCAGGAAGTCGCTACGGCTGCGCTGACACAGACGTCGTCCGACTTCCCGGTCCTGCTCGAGAACGCCATGCACAAGGCCCTGCAGGCCGCGTATGACGTGGCGCCTGACACCTGGTCACGCTGGTGCGCCGTCGGATCGGTTAGCGACTTCCGTCCTCACAACCGCCTGCGTGCTGGCTCGATCGGCAACTACAGCGTGGTCAACGAGGCCGGCGAGTACGAAAACAAGACGATCCCCGACGCCGAGAAAAGCCAGATCACGGCTGACGACCGCGGTGCGATCATCAACGTGACGTACAAGATGCTGATCGACGACGACCTCGGCGCCTTCATGGGACTGGCGGCGAATCTCGGCCGGGCTGGCGCGCGCACCATCGAGGCGGCCGTTTACGCAGCCCTGCTTGAGAACGGCGGCCTGGGCCCGACGATGGCCGACGGCAACCCGTTCTTCCACGCATCCGGCAGCAACATCAACACGACGGGCTCCGCGCTCACGGTGGCCGGCATCGACGCCGACCGCGTCGTGATGGGAAGCCAGAAGGACGTGGGCGGCAACGATTACCTCGACCTGATGCCCGCAACGCTGCTCGTCCCGCTGTCGCTCGGCGGCACGGCGCGCGTTGTCAACAATTCGGAGTTTGACCCCGACGCAAACAGCAAGCTGCAGCGGGTCAACTCTGTGCGCGGCCTGTTCCGCGACATCGTCGACACCGCCCGCCTGAGCGGCACGCGCCGCTATCTGTTCGCCGACCCCAGCGTTGCGCCGGCCATCGAGGTCGCGTTCCTGAACGGCGAGCAGGCGCCCATGCTGATGATGGAAGATTCCTTCAACAGCCGCGGCGTCCGGTGGCGCGCGACTCTCGACTTCGGTGTTGCCGGCATTGATCGCCGCGGCGCCGTGACTAACGCTGGCGCGTAAGGCTGGCCCAGGTGCCCCGTCACTTCTGGCGGGGCCGATTCAGACATCGACACAGGAGATATTGAGATGTCAACGAAGTATGTATCCGAAGGGGCCACCATTGACTACGCCAATGGCACGGGCTCCGACATTGCGGCGGATGACGTCGTGAAGGTCAGCGGCGTGCTTGGCGTGGCTCTGGCCGACATTCCCGACGGCGAGTCCGGCAGCGTCCGCATCAAGGGCATTTTCCGGCTGCCGAAGGTGTCGGCGGCCGTCATCGCCCAGGGCGAGACGCTGGTTTGGGACGTGTCGGCAGGCGCGTTTGATGACGCCAACGCCACGCCGGCGACGGGCGACGTATCCGGGTCCACGGCAATCGCTGCTGCGGCCGCCGGCAACGGCGACACGGTGGTCGACGTGCTGCTGACAGGGGTGCCTGGCACCGTCGCTTGATGAGCGCGTTTTCCCAGGCGTTCGCGCGTGGCATCGACCGGCTATACAGCCGCATGGGCGATGCCGCGCGCCTCACACGACTTAACGAAAGTACGGTCGATTGCACCGTGGTGACGGGGCGCTCCCTGGAGTCATTCGGCACCAACGTCACCGACCTGACGGCGGACTCGGTCATCTTCAGCGTGAGAAAAACGGAGGTCAGCGAACATTTGCGCCGTGGCGAGCGCGTCGAGCTGTTGGATTCCGGCGAGGAGTACGTCGTCGATCGAATGCTGGACGCTACCGAGCACGAACTGACGTTCGCAGCAACATGACGACACAGCAGCGACTCGACAACTACCTGGCGGCCGAGGCCGCGATCCTTGAGGCCCAGGAACTCCGCGGAGGTGACCGGGTGTACCGCATGGCCGAGCTCGAAGAAGTGCGCAAGGGCATCACGCAGCTGCAAAGCCAGCTGGCCCGCGAGCAGTCTGCAGCTGCCAGCGGCGGCCGGCGGCGCTTCTCGCACTCTGTCGCGGACTTGTCGCGCACATGAACATCACCGACCGCATCGTCGCCTACTTCAGCCCCACTGCAGGGCTGCGGCGGGCGCACGCCCGGAAAGTGCTGTCGCGCTACGACGCCGCAGAGCCGTCGCGCCTGCGCCGCTTCCATCACCAGCGCGGCAACCAGAACCAGATTTACCAGATGCAGGGCCAGGCGCTGATAGCACAGGTGCGCAACCTGATGCGAAATCACGACCTCGCCAAGGGCGCGCTGCGAACGCTGGTCAACAACGTCGCGGGCCCGAATGGCATCGGCATCGAGCCGCAGCCGCGGACGATGGACGGTGAGATCCACGCCGACATGGCAAAGGCGCTGCGCGCGCTTTGGGAGGACTGGATTCGGCAGCCCGATGTGACTGGCCAGCACAGCTTCGCGCGGCTGTCTCGATCGGTGTGCCGGTCGTGGCTGCGCGACGGCGAGTGCTTCGGGCAGATGCTGATCGGCAGCGTGCCGCAGCTGCGTCATAACACCCGGGTGCCGCTGTCGCTGGAGATGTTCGAAGCCGAGTTCGTGCCGCACGACTATGACGACCCCAGCCGCATGATTGCGCAGGGTATCCAGCGCAACGCCTGGGGGCGGCCGCTGTTCCTACACGCCTACAAGAGCGACCCCTGGTCGACGCAGAATCCGCGCACGCTGGAGAAGCGCGTGATCCCTTTCGAGCGCGTCCTGCACATCGCGACTCGCGATCATCTGAACCAGATGCGCGGCGTCTCCGAGTTCGCGGCGGTGATCACGCGACTCGAGGACATCAAGGACTACGAAGAATCGGAGCGCGTGGCGGCAAAGGTCGCGGCGATGCTGACGGCCTACGTCAAGAAAGGCACGCCCGAGCTGTACGACGCCGCCGAGGCCAGCGAGGAGCCGCGGGAGCTTGATTTCTCGCCGGGCATGATCATGGACGACCTTCTGCCCGGCGAGGAGGTCGGCGTGATCGACAGCAAGCGCCCGAATGCGCAGCTAGTCGCGTTTCGCCAAGGCCAGTTGCGCGCAATCGCGGCGGGCATCGGCGGCAGCTATTCGTCGATCTCCAAGGACTACGGAGGCACCTACTCATCACAGCGCCAGGAGCTCGTCGAGCAATGGGTGCATTACGCCTGCCTGTCCGATGACTTCGTGTCGATGTTCACGGCGCCCGTGTATCGCGAGTTCGTCCGCATGGCGCTGCTCTCCGGCGAGCTGCGAGTCGATGCCGACCTGGATCCCGCAACGCTTGACGACGCGCTCTACGTCGCGCAGGCGATGCCGTGGATCGACCCAATGAAGGAAGCACTCGGCAACGAGGCGCTGGTCAAGGCCGGCTTTGCCTCAGAGGTCGAGGTTATTCGCAAGCGCGGCGGTAAGCCGCGCGACGTGCTCGAGCAGATCGCCACCTGGCGCGACGAGTGTAGGGACCGCGGCATTGTCACCTCGACAATGTCGGAGTCCTTCCAAGCGGCCTACCTTGAGGCAATCGGCGACAACTTGGCAGAAGATGACGGCAACGACGGGGGCGACGATGAGTAAGGGCAGTCGGTTTGCTGCGACGGTTGACGCCGACAGCCTGGCCGACGCGATCTCTTACGTCGAGTTTTTCGGCGTCAACTCCGAGACGGCGCTGCGAATCGCGATCAACCGATCGCTGACGCCTATTCGCGTTGAGGCAAGCAAGCGAGTCCGCGACCAGGTGCGGCTGTCGGCTGCCTACGTCAAAGACCGGACGAAGGTCATCAAGGCGACCAAGGCAAAGCTGCGCGGTGCGCTTTCGGTTTCGAGCCGCGGACTGCTGCTCAGTCGATACAGCACCGACTCGTCCGTTGCGAAGAACAGCCTGAAAAGCTCGCTGCTCAAGGCGCCGCCGACGCCGAAAAAGGGCATCAAAGTCCGCGTCAAGCCCAGGGGACCGGCGAAAACGCTCGGCGGCGGCTCTGGCCTTGCCGGCAAGCCGTTTTACATCATGTTCCCGAGTCGCGTCATCGGCATCGCGGCGCGCAAGGTTGGTGGCGGACTCAAGATCTTCTACGGGGCTTCGTTGTCGCAGGTGTTTGACGACACTCGCGACATGGTCATTCCGTTCGCTGAAGAACGGCTGCAGACCGAACTCGGTAAGGCTGCCGAAAAACTGCTGCAGAACAAGATCCCGACGCCATGAGCCTATCGGTTCGCGAGAGATTGCTGGCAGCGATCGGCGACGCCGTGAGTGGCGACTGGTGGCTGCCGACGCCAGAGTCCGAGCTTGATCTGCCGTTTTGCCTGTACCAGGACGGCGAGGAGACCGCGACGTCGCAGTATGGGCTCAACATCATCGAGCTGCCGGTCAGCGTGGCAAAGGCCGAGGCGGCGACAAGCACAGATCGGGCGGTGTTGCGCGCGCAGTGCAATGAACTGCTCGCCGGAATTATCAGAGACATGCTCGCGGACAGCGGGTTTGGCGGTTTGGCTCAGGGCGCCGATTACGTCGGCGGCACGATACAAACCGAGGTAGGGCGGTTCTGCTTTGCGGAGGCCCAGTTTGTTGTTCGTTACCAGACGGTCAAAAACGAACCCGACGACATTGGTGACACATAGGAGAACAGAGAGATGGGTGATCCCGTAATCAGCTACGAATCCGCACAGACGGCGTTTCCCTTCGAGGAAATGACCAACAGCGGCGACAACCAGAACTTTTCGGCGTCGTTTTCGCCGATCTCGGCGGCTCAGGATGACCTGAAGGTGTGCCCGTATGGCCTGAAGACCGGCGGCGTCATCACGCCCGGGTCAAGCAACGATGAGGTCGACGTCGCGGCGCTGACCGTCGTGGCGCCAGGCATGACCGGAGCCAACGCAGACGGCGAGGTCACGGTTTCGGCCGGCACGGTCAGCATCTCCCGCGGCCTGACGACCGACACGCATCGCATCACCAGCATTACCGTCGACAGCAGTGGTTCGCTGGCTGCGGTGGCAGGCGTCGACAATACCTCGTTCTCTGATATCCGTGGCGCAGACGGTGGGCCGCCGCTGATCCCCGTCGGATCTATCGAGATCGGCCAGGTGCGCACAACGTCTGTCGCGGCAGCCGCTGTGGCGCAGTCGGAAATCTTCCAGGTGGTCGGCCAGCATCAGGAGCGAAGCGACTTTCCGATCTGGACCGTGGATTTTGCAAACGGCGAAGTCGATTTCGTCGACTCGCTGCCGACGATCCACACCGGCAACGTCACGAAGAAGGTGTACATCAAGGGCAGCACGCCGGTCTTTGCGAAGATCCCGCGGACGTCCGACTGGGCCCCTGCGGACGCCACGTTTACGATCACGTCGACCGAGACCTACGACGGCCCGATCGGCTCGCCGAGCTCGTCCTTGGGCCAAGCGACGTTCAATGCCGTGCTCACCGACGGGATTTCCGATGCGTTCCTCGCGCAGCGCGGCAAGACCATCTGGTTTGAGTTCCGGCCGGATCGCGACAAGTCGCTGCCGAAGCAGCTGACGCAGGGGCTCTTTGCTACGGGTCGGACGTTCCCGGCGGGTGGCGGTAGCTTTACGGCGGCCTGCACCATCACGCCCCAGGAGGCGACCACGGACGTCACGGCATGAACCTTGACAAGTTCCTGAGCGCTCGCCTTTCCCTGCGGGAGGCGAGCATCAAGGTTCCTGAGCTCGCGGAGTTCTTCGAGGAAGGCGAAGACGCGGTCTGGACGGTGAGAGCGGCCACGGCCGCAGAAATCGGGCGGGCCAATGACGACAGCAAGCGCCAGGAGCATGTTGAGCAGCTGGTGCGCGCGATGGCGGGCGGCGGCGACAAAGTCACGGCCATACGCAATGCGCTGGGCCTCGGCGGCGACGACGTGCCGCAGGACGTTTCGCGCCGCATTTCGTTGCTCGCCGCGGCATCGGTAAGCCCCCCGCTCGGCGATGAGCGCCGCGACGTCGCTGTGCGCATCTCGGAGATGTATCCGACCGTTTTCTACACGCTGACGACTCGCATTCTGGAGCTCACGGGCGAGGGCGCGCAGCTGGGAAAGCAGCAGCCCTCTGGAACAGCGGAAAGTGCCGCAACGTCCTAGAACTGTGCTGGAATCACGGCCGCTTTGTCTATGAGGTGCGGCCCGACTGGTTTCCCGAGGGCTACCTGACAGACAGCGAGCTCGAGCTCTGGGGCATGTTCTGCCAGGAGCGTAAAGAGGCGATGAAAGCCAATGGCTGACGCAAGCAAAACTGTCGACATCGTTTTCAACGGCGTCGACAACCTCAGCGCCGCGGTAAAGGGCGTCACGGGATCACTCGGCAGCATCAACAGTTCGGTCGCCGACGCGACTGCGCCGTTCGCCGATCTGTCGAAGAAGGCGCTCGCCCTGGAGGCCGGACTGCTGACGGCTGGCGCGGCCATCACTGCGTTTGCGGTCAAGACGGCGTCGGACTTCGAGTCTGGCTTCGGCGAGATCACGACGCTGATCGACGCACCGACAGCCGCGATTGACGCATTTCGTGGCACGGTTCTTGATTACGCGGCGAGCAGCACGGGCTCCCTTGCCGACGTCAACAGCGCGATCTACTCCGCCATCTCTGCAGGCGTTGACTGGCAGCGCAGCCTTGAGGCGGTCGCCCTGGCCGAGGAGCTGTCAATTGCCGGCAAGGGCGAGCTTGAGTCGACGCTTGCGCTGCTGATCGGCACCATGAACGCCTACGGCCTCGAGGTCAAGGACGTGGCCGGCATTTCGGATTCGCTGTTTACTTCGGTGAAGCTGGGCGTCATCACGCTGCCCGAATTGAACGAGAGCCTGTCGAAGGTGACGGGCACGGCTGGCGCGCTCGGTGTTCCGCTTGATGAAGTGCTGGCCGGCCTGATCGCGATCACGAAAGCCGGCACCCCCGTCAACGAAGCCGTGACGGCGCTTAACGCGATCCTGACCTCGTTCCTCAAGCCCACTGGCGAGGCGGCCGCGCTTGCCGAAAAGCTGGGCATCGACTTCAACGCGTCGGCGATCCAGGCGAACGGCCTGCAGGAATCGCTTGCGCAGGTCGTCGAGAAAACGGGAGGTTCGTCCGAAGAACTGGCGCTGCTGTTCGGCAACGTCCGGGCGCTGCGCGGCCTGTTCCCCATCGTCGGCTCCCAGGCCGAAACCTTTGCGGAATCCATCACCGCACTCGAGGGCTCGGCAGGCGCGACGTCTGCCGCCTATGAAACACTTGCCGGAAACTTAGACAACGTCGGCAAGCGTCTATCTTCGTTGCTTGAGGTCGTGCTCGCCGCAATCGGGACGCCGCTGCTCGACGAGGTCGGCGGCGTTGCCGACGCCATCGGCGCCATATTTGCGGAGCTGACCAAGTCATTCGACAGCGGCGAGCTCCGCGAGATCACCGCCTTTATCGAAAGCGAGTTTTCGACGCTGCAGGGCGTGCTCGAGGGCGTCGCCAGGGCGCTGCCGGAAGCGCTGAGCGGCGCCGACCTTTCGGGCTTCACTGAAGGCCTGGAAGCCATCAGGCGTTCGGTCGTCGGCCTGTTTGACGGTCTCGATCTGACCAACCCCGAAGACCTGGCTGAAGCCATCGAATTTGTCGGCGAGAGCTTCGAGGGGCTGTCGCGGTTCACGGGCGGCGTGATCGAGGGCCTGGAGCCGCTGATCGGCATTTTCACCGACATCGCGCGGGCCGCGGCCGACTCGGCGGAGAGCGGCGGCGAGCTTGGCCGGGTGTTCGGCGGACTGACGTCGCTCAACGTCCTGACCGGCATATTCGGCGGCCTCGAGGGCGCTATCAATGGCGTCGTGACCCTGCTGTTTGCCGATCGTGCGCTCAGTCTGCTCGGCGGCGCCCGTGCTACGGCCGCTGCGCTCGGCGGCGGGGCAGGG